GCGGATCAAGCAACGCTTTAATCTGGTCTGCATCTGCGCCAATATCAGTTTGTGTAATTGCGTCAATGTTACTTACAATGTCTGCGCGAATTTCATTAGCTATTGATTCAGGGTCGCGCCGAAAATCATCGGCAGTGAGGGGATTGATGGCCGTAACCAACTGGTTGCGTAAGATGCCTGCTGCGGCTGGGTCGAGCGTAAAGCCAGGCATACCGCTTTCAGCTACGCCAACATTTATCATCCCCAAATTATTAAGCAGAGAAAGTTTTATTGCTGCAGTATCATCTAATTCAAACCCCTCTGGACCCACCTTTATAATGTCTAAGTCTTGTAGTAACTTTTGTTCAGGCGTTAGCCCACCCCCTCCCGTACCTAGCTGGAATTTGCCTGGACCAACCTCAATGTAACCCAAGTCAGCTACAAGTTTACTTGCCGCTTTATTGACATCTTCAATGGCAAATTGGTTGGGTGCAACCTCAATTACACCGATGTCATCTAAAAGTTTTTCTGTAGGCGTACGTTCATATCCCGAAACCGTGTCTGTGCCCAGCTGAAATTTTGAAGGGTCAATAGCTATATCGGGAATAAGATTGCGTAGTGCATTTACTACGCTGGCAGGATCGTCTACCGTAAATTGTTTGGGATCTACTGCTATGTCACCCAAATCAGATAGCAATTTGTCTTCGACGCTAAAAGGACCCGTGCCAGCAGTATATCCTGTTCCCAACCTAAATTGATCAGGATTTACAAAAATACGCCCAAGCTCATTCCGCAAAACATCTTTGGTCGCTGCAATGTTTTCAGGGCTGAAAGACTCTGGACTAATTTTTACATTTGGGAAATACGCTTGTAGTGCTTCCAATGCACCAGGGGCAGGCTTGAACTGTCCTGTGCCCACTTCAATCACACCTAATCTTGTAAGTAGGCTTTCTACTGTTCCTTCTTCGGGCCTAAACTGTCCTGCTCCTACAACGATATCACCTAAAGCATCGACCAGGGACTCTCGCGTCAAATCAATGTTTGCAGGCGCGAACGCATCTTCTCCTATTGGGATCGACTCTTCAGGGAAAAAGTTGGACAGGTATTCTATCGTGGCATCTCTGTTAGCAGGAGCAAATGCCTCCGCAGGGATGTCGATGTTGCCCAGCGCATTCAGCACTGCCTGAGAAGTCCCAGGTGCGATGGTTAAGCCCGTGCCATCAAAAATTTGCCCCAATAGTGAATCAGGGGTCAAAGGCAAATCTAACTGCAGTGACTGTGGATCAACGCCACCAAACGATGTCACTAAATCAACAGCAGCGTCACCTACGGGTCCCGAACCCCCTGCGCCAAACAACAGGCTTAAAGGGTTTGCCAGATAACGTATAATGTTGGCAGGATTTGTAGCGCTGGGTTCGTCTTCGGCTACGGGTTCATATCCACCTGCAGTGCGTGCAAAGCGAGAGTAAACAGGTTTAAAAACATCGGTCCACCATTGCTGTAGCAAAGCAGGATTAGCACGCACAAAGTCCAGCCCCAGCCCATATCGGTCCAACTCTACCAGGGTATTGCTGGGTGCGTTCCCATATAGATAGATGGGGAACAGGTCTTGGTAACTACCTAAATCTTGACCCTCAGATCCTGTGCGTGAAGCGTAGACTGCGCCAGGATCGAACAGGGGCGCAGTGTAAGGCTCTGTGCCTGGAACTACAGCGCCCGTATCAGGGTCAATGCGCGTGCCATAGCTGCCATAGAAAGTGCCCCGAATACCTCCAGTATTGGGATCATAATAAGCCTGCGAAAGGTCGCGTTGGGATTTTCCTAGTACGGGATCTGCTACAATAACAGGTGGTGGAGGTTGAACATCATCAGTTGCAGTAGCGACAACCCCTACCCCATCGCCATCATCAAAACTTGGTTCAGTCCTTTCTTTCTCAGCGTCCGCAAGAGAGCCATCAACTGTTTTAAAATTAGCGCCACTAAATCCACTGCTACGGGCAGAACCCTGTGGCCCCCCTGCCTGTAAGTCGTACATTGAGGCATTGCCTGGCAACCCCTCACCACTGATAAGTTTATCTAATTGCTCATCCGTAAAATTAAAACGATTCGGAGGCAGCTGGCCGCGCAAATATTTACGCAGTCCAGGCATATCATAGCTGTTTGTGGTAGGGCTATAATACGGCGTAGCAAAATTGCCTGGTATGCCAAACGTGCCTACGTCAACTGCCATCAGGAAACTCCCGCTTTGGGTTTGCGCATACGGCCTATTGGACGATATTGCAGGTGCGTATGTCTGATTCTAAAAGTTTCGTTGTTGTTGTTGTTGGTAAACTGCAGGCTGGAGTGCGGATCATAACCGCTCATATCTAAATCTGCACTTACCATGCGCAACGACCCCAGCTTACCTACGTCTACCCTGTCTGTGTCCAACGTAAACCCTGATCCTACCAAATTGAGCAAGCCTGTGACACTGGTAAGGCCCCCTGATTCCTGGGTGACCGTAACATTGTAGTCCCCACTTTCATCAAAGTAGGTGCGACTATACAGCCATCGCAGGCGCGTATCGCCCCCCTGCGGTGGAGGGGCACCTGTGACGAAATTGGCTGAAATAGGACTTCCTGCATCGTTGTCATTGGTGCTAACCATATTGTAGAGCTTGCCATCAAACCCACCTGCGTGCGGCTTGTCGTCTACCAGCGCAGAGCATCCTCGCTCAAAACCTGTGTATGGTCCCATCCATATTTCAAAACGCTCATTGTAGATAATGCAGTAGTTCATCGTAGTGCTAGAACCATACGGAATAAAAAACCACACCTCATTAACGCTGGGATAATAGACCGCATGAATGTGCGCTAGTCGAGAGCTATTCATGTTGGGCCAAAACCCATCGTCCAACGCATAGCTGATCTTGCGGACCTCATCGCCTCCCTGCCACATATAGATACCATCGGGCCGAACAAACAACTGGCGCTCGTTCGGCAACGTTAAGCACGCTCGGGGTGCTATCGTCCCTGCCTGCGTACGTTGCTGCAGCTGAAAAGGGATATTAACATTGCCCGTGGGCGTAAGCGTGTGAATGCCATCGCGCGTATGTATCGCCAGTGCATTCTGCATCGGCACCAAGGCAGTGATGTCATCACCCACATTATAATAGTTAGTGGCACCCCATGTCTCTATATCCAATATATCAGAACGCCACACCCTATTCGCATTCGCATTGGTGTTGCCCAGCCACAGGCGATTGTCCCACCACGCAACATGGGACGCAGTGGTAAAGCGAGAGTCCAAATCGAGGGCTGCAAAATTACCTGAGCCTGCCCACTCAATGGGTGGATTTACGCCATTAACTGCTACCATCCTATTGTTGCTTGATTCTTTCTCGCCCGTGGTTACAAACTCAAAGTTGTTGTCATCGCCTGCAGTGATCGTCACAGACCCCGTGATGTCCTGCCATCCACTGTTGTAGTACTGGATCGTCGCGCCTGCGGTGATGACCGTGTAGTTGCTGGTGCTGTTATAGGCGTAGTCATGCACCCCTGTGATCGTAGGCGTGCCAGTAATGGCTGCAACCCCCTCGTACGATGCGTATCCCTTGCGTTTTTCTACTGCTCCAGCCGCATTAATTCGACAGTTGTTCATGGAAGAGCATTCGTTGGGACCTACATCCTCAGCAGGGCGATTGTAGATTACACCCCCGATCCAAGGACCCAGCTGAATGCTACCCCCTTGATACGCCATTAGCGCAACGACCCTTCAACTGGCTGAAAAGCAAAAGTTGCCCCATCATCCAAGCGCTGCATACGATATCGTCTGTTGCCATCGGACTGCCTGTTGACGTTGAGCGCTCTATTGACCACTTGCTGGTATTCCGCAAACTCCAGCGTGGCCCCTTCGTAATCGCCCTTTTCCTGCTTGTAGAGCCTGGCTATGCCGAAATAAAGGGCAGGTTGCAAAATAATTGGCACCTTAACGTCCAGACTTACAGAGTTGTCATCTGAGGTGTATTCAGGCAGGTAACCGTAATACCGATAATCAATGTCTGTCGTGCTATCAGATGGGGCAGGATATAGCTGCACTTTTTGATAGCCCGTAGTTGCATCTAGCCCAACCATAACAACTACATTAGGCTCTCCCGTTTGCGATTGATCGGGGTCTTGCAGGTCGAGGAACTCAGAACCCTCAACGCGCATGGTGTAATCCTGGCTCTTGTTGCGAAACGACAGGGCATAAGCCAAGTCAGAGGCGAGGCTGTATTGCGTTGTTTCAGCTATACTGCTCAACGTCCCGTAGATAGATCCCGATTGCTGCACCACTTCGCTGGTCTGGAAGGTGCCTGACTCATCCTTG